ATGCTAAGAGTGTAGGCCGTAGGATTTCTCAGCTACATAACTTAGGCCTTCTCTCTGTCGATGGCATGAAAGCTATTGACTACAGCCAACTGACAAACGCTAACCTCGGAGAGCAGTTTGTTGTCTTCAGGCAAGATGCTCTCATAGCTCGTATCATCGAGATACCGTCCGTGAAGAGTATCTTCTCCATGCGCTCCAACATTCAGGATCAAGACCTGATCACTAATGCATTCTTCGGAGAATTTTCTCAGGCATACCAAGAGGGAGAGATCAGTAAAGGTGGAGCCGAACTGCAGCCTGAGATGGGTAAGGTACACGATGTGATGTTCAAATTCCTCTTCAAGAGCATGAAGTGGATGGAGACGCAATATATCGGCTACCTGAACACTAACGGATCGGACCCTGTTAAGTGGAATATGATCGAGTGGTACATCCTTCAGATCGCTAAGGTGTTGATCAACGAGCAGAACAAACGGTATATGAAGGGTAACCGACTGGATCCTATCACAGGTGTTACTGCCCCTTATCTGACCGGTGCAACAGGTGTATTCTGGAGAATACAGTCATATATTGAGAATTATCAGGTACTGCCGTTTACCGATCCGCTCTATCAGACATATACCCAATCCACAATATTGGATGTGTTGGAGGCTTTTATGGAAGATCTTAACCAGAAGCTCGAGTCGCTTGAGGGACTGATCCTCTATGTAAACTCTAAGCACGAGCCTTGGTGGAAGATTGCCTACAGAGAGCAATATGGTAAGGATATTGACTTCCGTGAAGTGAAGTTTGTATCAACGAATTATAATGTTCCTATCGTATTCGTTCCATGCATGGATAACAGTACATTCTTCTTTGCTACATACGAGGGTAACATGCAATTGCTCGAGAATGTTCCAGGAGAGATGTTCGGCATCTATTTCGAGCGCCGTCTGGAGTCCGTATGGGCTATGTCCGTATGGAAAGAAGGATCCTCAGCTGCTCACGCAGGTAAGAAGTTTAGAAATGTCGCAGATATTGCTGCCGATAACTATAAGCACTCTATGATCTTCTGTAACATGCCAACATTAGCTTTTGCTGCAGACGATGCTACACCTTCCGTATCAGGCGGAAACATCTTCAAGACATCTGCCGATAACACGGCAGCCGTCAACATCACAACTCTGAAAGATACCTCGGCAGGTGAGACCTATAAGATCATCTACGGAGGAGGAGCTAATGCTACTACGATCAATAAGACCGGTGACTTTGAGAAGATATCAGAGGACTGGGCTCCGACCACCGAGGGTGCGTGGATTAAGTTGGTAAAGATAGACGATAAGTTCTACGAAGCTGAGAGAAGCGTTTAGTAATTTATCTCACTGACTTAATAAAAATATTGGTCTAATCTTATAAAAACATGCAATATGAAAAAGTTTAATCATAAATTCAGCAAAAGACTCCTATTGATCCTATCATTCATGGTTGTTGTCCTCGGCATCTTTGCGGTCGGCATGATGGTAGATGCAGGAGCATCGATACATGAAGCTCTGTTCCTTTCCGGGTCCGGAGTGTCTTATGCCCTCATCGCTCCACTCTTTAATATTGACTCCGTTGGAGACAGGGATACCTCCGGGAATGTCATTGGGATGCGAGTGTGGCTCATCCATCGCAGCCAGCTTGACATGGATGCTCCTTGGCCATACGATGCCAATGGGGATTTAGGGACCATACCACTCAAGCCGGGAGAGCATATGCACTACATAGAAGGTATTGACGGTACAGTCGGAGACACATCTGCAGGAGCCAAGGGCGATATCACTACAACAGTTACCAATACATTTACCATTACATTGGGCGGTAACAGAAAGGAAGTACGCGATTTTCTCGAATTATATGCCGGAGAGAGCTTTATAATCATCTATCAGGAATGTGGTAGTATGGATTATTATGTTCTCGGAAATAAATGCAAATGTATGCGCCTGAATGAGTTTTCAAGAAATAATAATTCAGAGAGCCGTAGTGCTGCGCTCACATTTCAAAACGTATCATTCATCCAGCCGGCTAAATATATAGGAGCAATCATCAGTCAGCCTCCGACAATTCTTCCTGTAGGCGCTAGCATCATAGCCTTTAGCTCTGCCAGAGAGTATGCGACCAATCCGAATAACACTGCAGCAGTCAGCATAACAAGCTTCTCTGGTCTGACGGCAGCCGATGCCGGTAAGGTCTTCGTCATCTCAGGGAAAGGAGGCTCTTATTTGACCTCTATTGCATCCGGATCAAGTATAATCCTTAAAGATGGGCAGACATGGACAGGAAACAGTGGTAGTCAATTAACCCTAAAGGTTCTTGATGTAAACACCATTGTGGAGGTATCACGAATATAACTATCGTCCCTTATTAAATACACTTTCTTGAAATAGACCATCTGTTTGGGTGGTCTATTCTTTTGTCCTTTCAAGCCTCTTTTTTTTAAGCAAATTTTGCATTGCAAAAACATATCATCATGGCAAAATTATCATTTCAAGAGAAGCACGAGATAGCTTTACGACTTGCTAACTCCAAGCATGTAACCCGGGATATAGCCCTCCTGAAGACAAAGGACCCTTCACATCGTTTTGTTCGTTTTGCTCCGCCGAGTAGTACTTTATCTTATGAGGTACTTATCGCTCTATTGACATTCTGCACAGAAGCGGAGATAGTGAGTAATCGGGGAGGCAAACGCAATGCTCCTGCGGATAACACAAAAAAAAAGAACTCGCAGAAGGGAGCAGTAATAAGAGCAATAGACAATCTCCGCCCAAAGATCTGGAAAGGTCATCCGCAAAAGTCAAAAAAGAAGTAGAGTACCCGAATATAGCATGGACACGTTTGGACTTAGAAGATATCAAAGCTGCCCATATCGTATATTCTGATCGTGTATATAGCTTTCGCAGACTGATTGAGATAGATAAGCTACTCGATAGCGCACCTACGGAAGAACTGGTGAAAGAAACTGCAGAGCTGGGCATACGCAATAGATTATGCTTTGAAGAGCTGCAGACGCTTAATAGCAAGGGTAAGTTACTATATAAGCATCCGTTCATCACGTCCAATAAAGAACATGATCGTCTGGTAAAGCTATTGACAACATCTCCTGATAAGTTCCTTGAAGAGTTCAAGAATGTATCCAACAATATATCTCGCTATCAGAGCTACCTTAAAAGAGAAGGGGCCTCTCAGAAAGAAAAAGATAATTGGAACAAACAGGTGGTTAAGCATACCGCAACACTCGAATTAATGAAAAGCATAAATGAATCATGGATAAGAAAATCACTGTATACAACCTAGGCAATCTGCCGACATGTGACTTCGAGGAGTTTCTGGACCTGCAGGAGGATTTTAAAATATTTGATCCCGAGTTAAATAAGAAACTGCAAAACCTCATCCTCACCCGAGGCTTTAAATATTCCTTTTCCACATGGGTAGATAGTGACGGTAACAGATGGATCATAGATGCCCACCAGAGAAAGAAAGCCCTCGCCATACTACGTTCCGAGGGCTATGAGATACCCCCAATACCATACGAGCCTATACATGCTATCGACAAGCAAGATGCCGTCAAAGAGATCGTGGCTCTTAATTCCGAGTTTGCTATAAAAAATCCGGACACTATACTCTTTGAGAAGTACAACATAACCAACGAAGACATGTCGTTCTTTAACCTTAACATGTCTCGGCAGGAGTTGGACATGGCAGGTAGCTCCCCAGAGGAGGAAGAACAGCCTCCGACACAGGTCGAGCAGGATGATTATCAGGAACCGGAAGAGATAAAGACAAACATCAAACGTGGGGATATCATCATCTTTCATCTGGGCAACCTGACTCATCGGTTACTCTGTGGTGATTCCACTTCTCCGGAAGATGTGAATAAACTACTCTCCGAAGCTAAACCCAACCTTATGGTCACCGATCCGCCGTATGGTGTAAACTACAATCCCTCGTGGAGAAGTGATGCCGGCAGTAAAATAGTATCCGTCTCCAAGGTTACCAACGATGATAATGCCTCTTGGTATGAGGCGTATATGCTTTTTCCAGGTAATGTGATGTACGTATGGCATAGTGCTCTCCATGCGCACATCTTTGCACTCGACATCGAAAAGGCCGGATTTAAAATGGTGTATCAGATAATCTGGAATAAAAACACACAAGCCATGTCCCGGGGAGACATACACTGGAAGCATGAGCCTTGTTGGTATGCCGTCCGTAATGGTGAGCGCCATAACTGGCAGGGAGCACGTAATATAACAACGGTATGGGATATAGCCAATCTTTCCTCCAAGAGTGTTCGCGAGGCTGAAGGAGTATCCGGACATGGTACGCAGAAACCCGTAGAATGCATGGCCAGACCAATAATGAATAACAGCAAGATTGGAGATGCAGTGTACGATCCCTTCGTGGGCTCCGGCACCACGATGGTAGCATGCCATCAACTGCACCGCCCTTGTTATGCTATGGAGATAACTCCGGAGCATTGTCAGATGGTGATAGAGCGTATGTTGCGGTTCGACAGTCGATATGAGATAACAATAAACGGAGAAAAGTATGGCGGTGTATGACGATAATATACTTATTAAGGTCCGTAACTGGGGAGCGCTGAAATATTCTCCTGACAGGATTATTATTATGTTGGGGCTTAAAGGTGATGAGCGTGACGCCTTCCTGATAGATATCACGGATACGGATCACCGTCTGTACAGCTTTTATCATAAAGGGATAAATATTGGAGAATACAATATCGACATAGCTTTACGCGAAAAGGCCGAGGAGGGCGATACCTTCGCCGAGGCTGCTCTGCGAGAGAGGCAACAACAGCAATCTGTAGAAGAACTAAGAAGAGAATTATTTGGCATATGAGCGATACTAAAATAGCACGGATAGACAATCTGGACCCTGACCTGATAGATCAGTTCCTGCGCACACGTAAGAGTGCTTCCATACCTCTTGAGGTGCAGGAATATCTGATCAAGGTAGATGCCGTACCGCAGATAGTACATCACACCGGAGCTTCAATGACTCGTGTGATCAAAGAGCTCCAGCGCCGATTTAAAGGGCTCTCATATAGCCAAGCCAGAGAGATCTATTACGATGCGATGAATTTCTTTCATGTGGACAGCACGATCTCTGCCGAGGCGTGGGATAACTACTATGCCGAGCAGTTTGATAATCTAGGACGACTGAGTATCGCGATGGGCAAGGGAGATACTGCCAGACGCTGCTTTGAACGTGCCCACCAGCTGCGCATAGCTGCAGCAGAACGTATAACACCCGAGGAATGGAAGATACCGGTATTTATCATATCCAATAAGATTTCGCATAAAGATTTGGGATTTGAGAAGAAGAGCATACTTGATATACAGCGCAAAGACGAAGACGGCTATTACATCAAACTGATCAATTCTCTGGAGATATCTGATTCAAACAAGAAGCGGTTACTTGATGACGCTAACATACAAGAAGTAGAATATGAAGAAGTAAATAAAGATGCTGACGATACCGAATGATGAGATAGTGCAAGCCGAAGAATTGTTCTTTAATAATATGCAGCTACAGGCAATGGTTGTGGACCCTAAGTTCCTGCTCATTGAGGCAGGACGGGGTACCGGTAAGACATATATACTCTCCGAGCGGATGGTAAGAGTGGCTAAAGATATGCCCCGAGAGACCTCTGTACTCGGGCATAAGAGCTATGTAGCTCTGATGGCTAATATTGTGCCTAATATAATAGACTATTACAGTACTCCAAGGGGCGAAGAAGGGAAGCCGTTACTCAAAGAAGGACTCGACTATGTCATCGGAGAAAAAGATCTCCCTAAGCACTTCATACGACCACGCTATAAATCCGATCATCCTGAACATACGATCTTCTTTGCGGATGGCCACAATGTACGCCTGGCATCCACAGATCAAAACACCTCGATTGCCGGATCATCTATCGTACACGTTTTTTTGGAGGAGATGAAGCATAACAAAGGTGAGAAACTCAAGTCCCGGATCATGCCCGCGTTACGTGTAGGTCGATTGACCAAAGGGGTATCTAAGATATACGATTCGCATTATTATCAGGGAATAACAGGGGTGTCAGATACCGCACGTGTATCTCTGGGAGAGGACTCCTGGTTTTATGAGTATGAATCGCAGATGGATAAGGGGTTGATTGATGAGATAGCTACAGTCTCGCTGCACATAAACGAAGCGCTATATTGGCTTCATAAGGACAAAAACATAGAACAGGCGAAAAAGAGAATAGAGAGATACACTCCCCTGCTCAGGCGTATGCGCAAAGCTGCAACGCTGTATATCAGGGCATCAACATTCGTCAATAGGGATACCCTCGGTCCGGAGTACTTCTCAACGCAGTTCAAGACACTCACGATGATAGAGTTTTTAACATCAATATGCTCTATTCGGGAACGTAAGACAGATAATCCTTTCTTTGCCAATTTTGACGATAATATACATACTTACGAAGACTCTTATAAGTATGAGTCTATCATGAAACTCAATCTTAAAGAGTCGTTTCGCATCACATCAGAGTACCTCAAATACTACAACCCATCCGATCGTCTGGAGCTCGGTTTTGATCCGGGATCCTTTGCTTCACTCGTAGTAGCGCAACCCAAGCAAAATAACGAGTACCGCGTTCTTAAAGAGTTCTATACATACTCTCCTCAAGATATTCCCGACTTAGCCGAAGACTTTAATAATTTCTTCCCAAATAGGATCAATAAAAATATTGACCTATACTATGACCGAGCCGGCAATCAGCATAAGAAAAAGACACAGAGACAATTCGAAACCGATGCCCGGGAGCTGAAAGCACATCTGGAAAAAAGAGGATGGACGGTCTTCCTCATGTCAAAAAATCAACGGACGATATTTCATTGGGAACATTACAAGTTGTTATTAAAACTCTTTGATGTTATGTCTAAAAACAGATTCATTCCTAAAATATTGATAGACTCAAACGAATGCCCAAACCTGATATCTTCTATAAATATCTCTCCGATAAAAGATGGCTCAACTCCGATAGAGTTGGACAAATCATCGGAGGTAAAGATACCGTTGCATATGCAAGCCGGGCTGAGTACACAGATACCGTCTGCGCTGATGTATCTGCTCTGGGGAAAATTTAATAAGTTTTTATCTGAAGGAGAAAGAAACTCCATGGTAAATATGGGACCTATCGGATAAAAAATATATAAAATCACTCTTTTTGAACGAAAAAACATATTTAAAAATTTAATACTCAAGAAAAATTATGCTCAAAATAGTATCGAGAGTTGCTTTCTCTGCGTTTCTGATACCGCACCGCTAGTAACGTGATCTGTTTTGCAAAAACAAAAATCGGGGGAAATATGACAGCCAAATCATTACGGTGATGGCAGGAAAATAAGGATGTACTGTAATTATTTTTGAGAAATTGGATTACCGGAGATGCATTGCATGTCCTTTTAACTAACAGTCACAGCAAATAGCTTTGTAGTATGGATACAGTTGACGGATATAAGATATTAGATGTTTTGAAAGATATTACCAAGGCCGGAGATACATTTCATCTTTCGTTCTTTAAATACTCTCGTTCAAAGAATATCGCATCGGCTGCCATTACGCACTACACCGGTTGCCGGTGTCGCGTTCAAATGCCACACGACAAAATAAGTATAGACGGCGCTAATCTGTTCCTGTTCGAAGCAGACGGCACACCAAAGATGTGTTACAAGAATCTTATACGGTATGTAGGCCTGCCGTATGATAATTATAAACCAAAGAAAGTTATATGGTATCATGAGTAAGAACAATCGCATACCGGGTATAGGGTACGTCAAGGCCGGAGCAGATGTATATACATACCAGATCGGAGAGACAGCAGCAGAATACAGACGTCTATTTGAAGATAGTGTGGCGCCGATATCCTCCGGAGCTGTGGCACTATTAAATATCTCCGGCAAATACTTTATCTATCCTGCCGGTATAAGCAACCTGGCACCTAATGAGCAGAAAGACATTATAAGTCAGAACAGGCTCCTCCCGGAGATCATAGAGAAACAGATACGAATGCTCTATGGAGACGGTCCGGCGCTATATAAGCGTAAATATGCGGATGACAAAATAACTAAGGAGTATCTGCATATTGAAGAAATCTCTCAGTGGATGGACTCATGGATGGAGAATGGCCTGCAAGATGACTACAAAATATACTTAAATAAGTGTATCAGGTCATTTTATTATGATGAGGGAGTATTCTCTAAGTGGAGACTTAACTCTTCTCTGACAGACAGGGAGAAAAGAGTGACCGGTCTGGAGCATCTCTCCATGCTACGGTGTCGGTTAGGCACAACAAAAAATCCTATAAATAAAATAGATTTTCAAGATAGTGATTTTGATTATGTTGTTGTAGGTAACTGGTCGCAGATACAGGGAGAGATGAAGGCATACCATCG